GGCGCGGCCCGCGTCACATAGCCGTCGATCAGCACATGCCCGCCGATGGCCACACGCACCTCATCCTGGCGCTTGATGGGCGGCACCATGCCTGGGGTGAGCGACACCGGCACCGAAAACGTGCCAGAGATGGCCTCAATCGAGCGAGTCACCTCGCTCTGCAGCCAGCCGGTCCAGACCTTGCCGCCCGTCTGGATGGTGATGATGGGTTGGTCAGCCATGACGATCAGTCGTGCCTCAATCGTGAAGAACCAGGCGCAGCGGCTTACCCGCAGGCACCAGCAGCGGGTGAGTGATGTGAGGGTTCATCTGCTCGATCTCATCGGCCCACTGGGCAGTGCCGTAGGCCAGGTAGCTGATCTGCCAGATCGACATGGTCACCTCTGGCGTGTAGCTGGTCAGGCGCAACTGGTCGCGGCCACGCACCTGCAGGTCGCGCAGGCCTGCGCTCAGCATCCCTTGCATGGCCTGGTGCCAGTCCATCGTTGGCAGCTTGCGGGCGGCGCTTGCTGCGCTGCCCCGCTTGAGCAAGTCTTGCCCACGGGCAAACAGCAGGGCACGTTGGCGGTGCACGTCCTGGTAGCCGCTCAGGTCATCAGCCGCGATGCACTTGAGCCATGCGGCCAGGGCCATGGCATCGACCATGCGGTCCACCGAGTCGTTGAGCTGGTCCAGGCGCTTGCGAGCGTCGGTGTCCAAGCCCAGGTCCTCAGGGTTGCCCAGGCCGAACATCAGGGGCGTGGTGGCCGTGGCCTCCACCACCTGTTCAAAGCCCTTGTTGCCCAGCCGTTTGCCCAGGCCAAACACGCTCTCAAAGGCCTTTTGGAAGTCGTTTCGAAGGGCTGAGCTGAGCACCTGCGGCAGCTCAAACAAGCCCCGCACCGCCCCGGCCAGGGCCGCTGGTGCCTTGACCAGGTCGCCCAGGCCATCACGCAACGATTCGTAGTTGGCGAGCACTGTGCCTGTCACACCGTTGACGGTGTTGGTCACCTGGCTGATTTGCTCCCACACGCCACCCACCACATCGTTGATGCGATCGACCACATTGGCCTGCACCCATGTGGGCGAGCCGCTCACATCGAACTCAGACTTGAACTGATCCTCTGCAGCGTCCTGGGCCTCATCAGCGGCCTCTGTGGCCTGCGCTGGAGTGCTGGGGTAGCTGCCTGGGTAGGTGCGTGGCTCAGCGCGTGCAAAGGTCAGATCAAAGCGCACCACGCCGCCTTCGCGGGTGGGGGCCTCGGCCATCCGGTACCGGTCAGCCACGAACACCCGCACGGCACCGCTGGTGGGGTGCACCAGCACGCCCTCACCGCTGAGCACCTGGCGCAGCGCATCACGCTGCAGCAGGTAGTCGGGCCCGATCACATAGGCACTCAGCTTGATCAGCTCAGCACCCTCGCCCATGCGGAACACCTGGGGCAGATCCTGAAACGGGTACTCACGCAGCACGACGTTGTCGCCCGCCTGGGTGTCGCTGCTGTCCACCTGAAAGGGCACACCCCGGAATGAGGCCTGCTGCAATTGATCAAGCCAGCTCATCGCTTGCCACCTCCAGATGCGGCAGAAAAGCTGCCAGGGTTGGTGCTGCCCGCGTCGATCTTGATCAGAGGGATCTCACGCGTCACCGAGGTGCTCACGCTGGGTGTGCCGTCGCTGCTCACCTGCACGTTGATCTGCAATTGGCCCTGGCCCAGCTCGACGGTGGCAACACCGCCCTGGGCGGCTTGGCCCAGCACGTTGCCGTTGGGGTCGGTGGCTCGCACAAAGTCGCGCTTGGGGTCTTGGCCCCAGATCGAGCCCATCAGCTTCTCACCACCCCAATAGCCCAGGGCGCCGCCCAGCAGGCCACCGGCCACAGTGCCCACGCCTGGCATCACCATCGTGCCCAGGGCAGCACCTGCAGCAGCGCCACCCCAGGCACCACCGGCACCTGCAGCAGCCATGCCCACGCCTCGGGCCTTGCCCATGGCTGTGAGCTGCTCATCCGTGATCGCGTTGTAAGACTCCAGGCCAAACCCGGCCACAGCAGCAGCCGGGCCCAGCCACCTGGATCCACCCTTGAGGCGAGACAACAGCGACGGAGCGACAGCAGGCGGCGGGATCGATACGCCCAGGCCCCTGAAGGGGTTACTCGCCACGGCAGCAGCGGCTGCAGGTGCAACTGCAGCACCGCCACGCAGGCCCTTGATGGCGCCAAACAAGGCACTGCTGCCACGCATGCCAGCAGCAGCACCAAGCAGCGTGAGGCCAGCCAGGCCAGCCGTCCCCGCAGCAGGGTTGGCACCCACAAAGTCGCCCACGCCACCCAGGAATGAGTTGGTGCCATCCATCACCGGCTTGAGGCTCTCGCCGGTCTGGGTTGCGATCTTCGCCATCACGTTCTCGATGGTGCCGCCCAGCGCTTCCAGCTTGGCCGCGAAGCTGCTCACCACCATGTCCAGCCGCTGGTTCAGGCTGGCCTGCGAGTCCATCTTGCTCAGCATGTCCTGGTAGGACTCCATGCCCTTGTCGATCAAGATCTGCGCAGGCCGCCCAGCCTCATCACCAAACATCAGCTTGGCGACGTGCTGCTTGTCTACCGAGCTGAGGCTGCGCAGCTTGGCAAGCTCCTTCAGCATGTTCTCAATGCCGCTGAACTCACCGTCCTTGCCATAGAAGCTCAAGGCCAGGCCCTTGCTGTCCAGCAGCTCCTTCACGGCCCGTGCATCTGGGCTGTTCTTCGCCACCCGGCTGTCCACCTGGCTCAGGCGACTCAGCATCTGGGCAAAGTTGGTGCCAAAGCTGGTGCTCTCCAGGCCCACGCCAGCAGCCATGCCCTGAATCGCCAGCAGCTGCTTGGCATGCCCCAGACCTGTGAGCTTCATCGTGTTGTAGGTGGGGGCGGCATAGCGGGCCACATCCAGGAAGTCCTGAGGGTCAATGCCAGCCGAGAACGATGCACGCTGCATCAAGTCGGCCATCTGCGGCAGCTCGCCTTCCTTGAGCTGATAGGCCTCACGCACCTTGGCAATGGTCCGGGCAGCTTGGCCCTGGTCCATCTTCATCACCACACCAAACTTTGCACTGGCCTCCAGCGCACCACCGGCCACCTTGCCCGGGTCAATGCCTTGGCGAATGAGCTGTGTCGCGCTGCTGAAAAAATCCTTGGTGGTGCCCGGCAGTTGGTTGCCCAGCTCCTCGGCCTTCTTGGCGATGGCGCCAAACGACTTGTCGATCTTGCCCGTGTTGTCCAGCATCGCGGCCTTCAGGCCCACGGTGGCCTCCTCAAGGTCGGCATACGCCTTGATCGGCGGCAGCAGCATCGCCTTGCCACCGTAATAGCCAGCAGCGCCGGTGGCTGCAATCTCCATCGGCCCAATGCCGTTGTCCTTCATGGCCTGCGCCATCTGGGTGTGCATGGCCTTGGCCTTGGCCGTCACCTTGTCGATGCTGGCAGCCATGCGGTCCAGGTAGCCCACCTGGCGCTCCAGGCCCGTGTGGGCTCCGAGCTGGCGCAGTGTGCGCTCCAGGGTGCCAGCGTCACGGCCGGTGCGCTGCGTGGCCGTCTGCATGCGCCGGTTGGCCTCTTCAAACTGCTGGGCATCCTGGCGGGCCACCACACCGATGTTGGAGGCCAATTGCACCAGGTAGCGCAGCCGCAGCTCTTGGCTCATGGGGTTCTTTCAGTGGGGGTCAGGTCGAGGGCTTGGGCTTGATCTTTTCAAGCTGCGCCAGCCAGCCCATCAGGCGGGCAATGGGCACGTCATCCAAGCTGCTCGGGGAGCACGAAAGGGCCCGAGCCAGCAGCACGAGCATCAGCTCCCGCATCTGCAGCCGGGCCCACGGGCTGTGGGGCGGCTTGCTCCTGGGGCGACACGCCTGCCATGTAGGTGTCAAACATGGCCTGGCTGATCTCGCCATAGCGCACCTTCAAGGCCAGTTCCAGCACGAACACGCGGCTCTCAATCGCAGCCAGGTCAACCGGCTTGAGGCGCTCCATGGTGCTCATGTCGATCTCATCGAGCAGGATCTCGGCGCCGTCGCAGACAAAGGCCTCGATGTGGCGGGTGGTCAGGGCCAGCTTGAAGTCCGCATCGCTCACCACCAGGCGCGGCTCACCCTGCCACAGCACAACGCGTTCAGCCTGGCGCACGGCCCAGCGCTCGTCGGCCACGCTCACCTCGCGCAGCCGCACGGTCTTGTAGTGGATGGTCTTGTCACCACGCTGCACGGGCAGGCCAACGCGCAAGTGGACGAGGTGCAGGCTTTGCGCCTGGCTGTGTGGGGTGGTATCGGTGCTCATGCAGAGCAGTCTGCCCACCGGGGCTCAGACCGTCGCGGGGAAACGTTTCCCCGGCCCACAAACACAAAGGGCCTGAGCATCAGCCCAGGCCCCTTGAGGGTGGTGTGTAGCCGCTTCAGATCAGCTGATACGGATCACCCACATTCAGCTTCACGTCCACCGGGCCGTTGCCCAGGTCACCCATCGAGGCAAAGCTCACGCGGGTCGCCAGCACACGGCGTGGGCCCTTGCTGTCCTTGATCACCACGCGAGCGTCGTCGATCTTGGCGAAGTCATCCACCGCAGCCTTGGGGCCCCACTGCACCTTGAAGCTGATCTCACGCGGGATGCGTGCATGCTGGTTGAAGTCAGGGCCCGTGCCGCTGGGGATCGAGGTGGACGTGTAGCCCGCCAGGCCACTCACCACGATGGAGCCATCCACCACCGCGATGGCCTGGCCGTTGATCGTGATCGAGTCACCACGGAACAGAGATTGAGCACCCATTTGCTTGTCCTTTCAAAACGCGTTCAGAGGGTCTTCACGAGGCCTTTGCAGAGGCCTCAAACGTGCCCAGCCACCGGGTAGCTGGTCACCTCGGTCTGGTAGTGCTGCGTCACCAGCACCGGCTCATCCTGCACACGCACCTTGCCGTTGGGCCCGTCGATCTCGATGACCAGGCTGGCCTTGTAGTAGTCCAGGTTCTGGTACAGGCCCACGTCCTGGAGCTGCTTGTAGATGTCGATCTGGATCTCTTCCACCAGCTCCTTGGTCATGATCTTCTGACCAGGGATCGGCTCGGTGATGTACTCGGCCAGCTTGAAGCCCACGTACTTGAGCTGGTATTCCGTCACCGTGTACCAGCGGCGGAAGCTTTCGGTCTTGAACCAGCAGCGATCACGGCGGCTCGGGTCAGCAGCGCCCGAGGTGTTGGTGGTGTAGTTCGTCACCACGCGCCACAGGGTGGCCGAGCCATCGGCCTGCAGCTTCAGGGGGGAGGCACCGGCCAGCAGGAACACATTGGCCTGGTCATTGGTCCAGCCATCGCCACGCTTGGCGCCCTTGTAGCCCACCAGGGGCAGGTCGGTGTAGGGCTGCGCAGGGTCAATGCCAGCCGAGGTCTCCATCGCGGCGCCTGCCATGGAGGCAGTCACCCAGGGGCTGGTCAGGTCCTTCGTGACCGGGATGGTGTCGACCTGGTCGCAGTTGCGCGAGGCCAACCAGGTGGTGATCTCGGCCTCGGTGCCACGCTTCACCGTGATGGCCGAGCCGTCCTGCATGTTGTCGAACTTCCAGCGGGCCGTCAGCTCAGCTTCCAGCAAGGCCATGTTGGCCGAGTCCGTGAAGGCGCAGGCGATCTCGGTGGCCCGGTAGTCGTTCAGGGCTGCGATGGCAGCGGTCAGGTCGGGGCTGGTGGCGCCAGCGCTCATGGCTGGCACCGTCACCGTCAGGCCCTGGGGCAGCACGTCATCGGTGTAGTACACGTTGCGCACGTCGATGTCGTTGCCCGTCAAGCCGCCCCACTTGGCCGTCAGCTTGATCTCGTTCGGGTTGGCCGTGGCTGCGGCCGTCACGGGCAGGGAGTTGTCGGCCTGCAGCGCGGCGATCAGCTTGGCGGCAGTGGTCGCCACGGTGTCCACCGTGCTCACGCCCACAGCGATGCGCTTGCCCTCGACGTACAGCATCACCTCGCCAGCGGCCTGGATGGTGCCGCCGGAGTTGGTCAGCACGATGGTGGTGGTGGCCGCCACAGCGGTGCCAGATGGGGGCACAGCGACGAAGTCGATGGGCAAGGCCCGGTCGGCATTGGCCTTGGCTGCGCGCCACATCGCCAGCAGCATCGAGCCTTCGCCCAGCAGGGCCAGGGCGTCGGCCTCGGTGCTCACGCTGACCACAGTGTTGGTCAAGGCCGTGCCAGCCGCCAGCTTGTGGCCCAGCAGCAGCACGCGGCGAGGCATGCCACGCAGGCCACGGATGGCCTTGCCGAAGTCGATCTTCATGGCCACTGAGGGCAGCAGGTAGGACGTGGAAAAGAGGTTCAGGATGGACATGATGAATTGGCCTTTCTGGGTCGATGGGGTCTTAGACGAATGCGTCTGCGTTGGTTGGGTAGCTCAGCGATGTGTCGCCCGGAAGTGCTGGACACGTGGCGAGGTAAGCCTTGACTTTTGCCCAGGTCGGGTCGGCGGCCAGCTCAGGGCTTTCATTGAGCCAGCCAGTCAGCGCACCACTGGGCTCCGTATCCGTGAGGACACTGCCTGTCAGATTGAACGACGCACCGGCCACACTGTTTGTGTAGCCACCAGCACTCGCCTTGAGCTTGCTGTTGATCAAGTTGATGGTCGTGTTCGCCTGGTCGTTGCGGGAGGCGAATGCAAGCGTCAGACTGCCGCCGCTGTTGATGCTGGCCCGGTACACGTTGGCTGTGTACGCGCCAGATGTAGCAGCACGCACGGCCACGCTGTTGGTCACCCCCGTGTGAACCGTGGTCAGGTTGTAGATCATGGCGTTGCTGTTGACCCAGACCACAGATGTGGAGCCGGTCGACAACGAGCCCTTGATTTGAGCCATCCACAGTGCAGGGCCGGAGTAGTTCGGCCCGCTGGACAAGCAGCCAACATAGGCCGAGGAACTGACAAGCTCGATCTGCGCAAAAATCGGTGACAGCGTATGTGCGCCCTCCGCAATGATGGGCACTGTCGTCTGACAGCGCAGTGCCATCGAGGGCTTGGCCTTGTTGGCATCAGCGACAAGGCGAATGTTGTTTGCCGATGTGCCTACGATCTTGACGCCGACGATGCGCGTCAGGAAGAGATCAGAGGACACAGTGCCAGCGCTGCCTGTCATATCGACTTGTCCGCCGTAAATCTCCATCGTCGAAGTCACGGGGGCCGAGTTGATGCCGGGGCCAGCAGTGCCGGGCAGTGCGAAGTCACATCCAATCGCGTAGCTGGGGCAGTTGCCGTGGTTTGTGAACCAGTTGTCGGCGCTGCCAGACCCAGGTGATCGGAACTTGCAACCCCAGGCACGGAGGTAGCTTGTGGCGGGCGCAGGGTTCGTGCCAACGTCAATGGCGACGATGTCTGCCGATGAGTTTTGGTAGTCGCCGTAAATGTCTGCTTCAACGCGGTTGTTACCACTGGTGAAGCACGACAGCAGGTTGCCATTTTTGTTCCCGCCACCGTTGGCACCTTGGATACTCGCGTTAACGACAAATTTGCCGTTTTCGAGGTGGACCGTGCCAAGGATGGTGTTGCCACTGTTGGTGTTGGGCGAAACGATGGTCAGACGCTTTGCAACCGTGCCAAGCGTCGTCACAGCGTAGTTGCCTGCAGCCTGGCACTGAATGTAGTAGCCACTCAGCGTGTAGGCTGCGCTTTCGCCCAACGTGCAACCAGCAGGCAGGGCCAGCATCGTGCCTGGCGTGGTTGCTGTGATCGAGGCGTCAATACTGATCTGCGTGGTTGCGGTTGCGGCAGCTACAGCCGCCTCAATCTGGGCGGCGGTGGTCACATGCACCACAGCATTCGAAACAATCGCTACAGCAGCAGCCACCACCGATATGCCAAACGAATGGATGTACCCAGGCATGCGAACCCCTTACGAGATGACCACAGACGTAGGCTTGACCGTGTAGGTCAGCTTGATCGCGCAGCCAGGTTGGACACTGAATGCACCACTGGTGCCCGACTGGTTCGTGAACACGGTCGGCGCCTCAGCAGTCGCCAGAGCCACCGCCGAGACCGTACCCCCGGTCACTGTCACCGTGCGGTTCACAGCGTCAGAGTTGATCCAGGACACGTCGTTTGGCAGCACGATGGTCTTGGGCAGCTGGCTGATTGGCGCATAGCGCGCATCTGCCTGGGCCTGAGTGATGCCACCGCCTGGCCCACCAGAACCCACCGAATCGCCCTTCTCGGTCTGGAGACCCACGAAGACACCACCTTGGTACTGCGCCATCAGAGCCGCAACAGGCCGCAGCTCGATGGGTGCAGATGCAGCGGCCACAGCAGACACAAAGCCTGCGGCAATCAGCTTGGTGGCCCAGCTGTCCTCAACAATGAAGTCCTGCGCGTTGTCGCCAGTCGTCTGACCGGGAATGCGCAGCTTGCCGTCATGTCGGACGGTGGTCAGTGCGCGAACGGTTTGATAACCCATGGTCTATCCCTCTCGGTCAGTTGGACGGTGTGAAGTCAATCTCGTGCGTCACAGCAATCGGCTGCTCGCTCGGCGAAGGTGCTGCCTCAAACGGCAGCGTGTTGGTGCTGTGGATGTCCACGCTCAACAGGTCATAGATCTGAGCAGGCGGCACCAGCGGCATCACGCATTGGTGCCACGTCACCAGCCACAAGGCCTGCCCCTTGGCGTCAATGCGGCGGTTGTAGACGTTCTCGCAGCGCACGCTGTCGGGCTCTACAGCGGCCACTTCAACTGCGTCACCAGGCACAGAGCTGGGCACCCAT